CAACAGGCATGGATCGATTACTACAAGCAGGGACATACCGCCACCGAGGCGGCGAGGCTGGCGGGGTATAAGGCTAAGAGCGACAAAGCGTTTCAAAACATCGGCTCCGAAAACTTGGGGAAACTTGGGGATTACATCAAAGACCGGGATGCCGTGCTAGAGGCCCCCAGGATTGCCGACATGGCAGAGATCAACGCCTTTTGGACGGAGGTTCTGCGGGACGAAGAAGCCGACATAAAAGACCGCTTGAAGGCGTCAGAACTGCGGGCTAAGGCTGCGGGTGGTTTTGTGAGCAATGTGACGCTGACCGGCTCCATACCGGTGGTGATCTGCGGCGATGAAGAGCTCAAATAAGATATACCTCCCGGACGTTGTGGGCGGAGGGTATGGGGATTTTTGGCGGTGCAAGTCCCGGTATCGGGTGCTGAAAGGGAGCAAGGCGTCGAAAAAGTCCACCACTACGGCGCTCAACCATATATGGCGGATCATGAAATATCCGGGCAGCAACCTTTTGGTGGTGCGTAAAATTGGCGACACCCACCGGACATCCACCTTTGCGCAGCTTAAATGGGCGATACAAAAACTAGGGGTATCCGATTATTGGAGGGCCACCACCTCCCCGTTGGAGCTGACCTATATACCTACGGGGCAAAAGGTATTGTTCCGTGGCTTTGACGATCCGCTCAAGCTGGCATCCACTACGGTTTCCACCGGCTCGTTGTGCTGGGTGTGGGTGGAAGAGGCGTATGAAATCGACAGCGAGGACGCCTTTGACCTGCTGGACCTGTCTGTCCCGCGCGGAAACGTGGAGCCCCCGCTGTTCAAGCAAACCACGCTGACCTTTAACCCGTGGAGCGAGCGCCACTGGCTGAAAAAGAGGTTTTTTGATACACCGGCGGACAATGTGGTCTGTTATAGCACCGACTACCGGTGCAATGAGTTTTTGGATGCGGCTGACCTGGCAATCTATGAGAGGATGCGCCGGGAAAACCCACGGAAATACGCCGTGGCGGGGCTTGGAAATTGGGGTGTGGCGGACGGGCTGGTCTATGATCGGTGGGAGGTCCGGGATTTTGACATCGACAAAGCCCGGAAAATCCCCCTCATCCGGTCGGCGTTCGGCCTGGATTATGGGTATACCAACGATCCCACGGCGTTTTTCTGCGGCCTGATCCATGTTCCCAGGCGACTGCTGCTGGTATATGACGAGTTTTACGAGCGAGGGATGAGCAACCGGGACATATGCGACCGCGTGGCCGAAAAGGGCTATGGCAAGGAGCGGATCATCGCGGACAGCGCCGAGCCGAAGAGCAACGACGAGCTGCGGTTCCTGGGGCTGCGGATACAACCGGCCGCTAAGGGCCGGGACAGTATCCTCAACGGCATCCAGTATATCCAGGACTACCGGATTGTGATCCATCCGCGCTGCGTCCACTTTGCGTCCGAAATCAGCAGCTACACCTGGGACAAGGACAAAGAGGGCAACCAGATCAACAAGCCGATTGACGATAATAACCACCTGATGGACGCGATGAGGTACGCCCTGGAGCCGTATATCCGGCGCAGGGTCACGGACCCGCCGCCAAAAAGGCGGGGTACCCCGACCGGCGTTACAGCGGGAGATATGCGGGGAGGATGGGATGTATGAGCATAGCCACAGTATTGATAGCGGCCGCCGGATGGATTCTGGCGGCGTTTTTATGCGGCCTTGCCGTGGGCCGGGAGAGGGGCCACCCGAAGACGGAAAAGCCGGGAAAAATCCCGCACGGCGCGAAAACAACCGCCATAGCGCCGGAGGAAAAGGCCCTGCGGGAATGGCGGAATTTTTTAACCTACGACGGCACGGAGCAGTCCGGGCCTGTCGAATAAAACGCCCTTACCATGGGCGGAAGGAGCATTAGACATGGACGAGACAATCATGCAACCGGCGGAAGCCCTACCAGAGGCGGAACCCGCAAGCACAGCCACCGCAGCAGCGGAACCCACGGACGAGACCGGGGAGGCGGCGGACACCACACCGGCCGCTGACACGGAGCAGGACGTGCAGCCCGGAGACGGGCAGCCAATCGTAATCCCTGTACGGTACAACCACGAGAGCCGGGAGCTGACGCTCGAAGAGGCGCAGGCATTGGCTCAAAAGGGGCTCAAATTTGACGAGCTGTCCCCAACGCTGGACAAGATCCGGTATTTGGCGGCGGCGAACCAAAAGAGCGTACAGGAGATGGTGGACGCCCTGGTGGATGGCCAGGACAAGCAGCTCTATCAATCCATACTGGAAGAGTGCGGCGGGAACGAGGCACTTGCAAAACGGCTGTATGAGGCCGAAAAAGACAAGTGGAGCGCCCGGTACGCCAACGCCAGAGAAGAGGAATCCAAGGCTCCGGAAAAGGACAAGGCGGGCCTGACGGAACGGCTGGCCAATGAGTTTGTGGAGCTTAAGGACGAATTCCCGGACGTGGCGGAATTTAAGCAGGTCCCGCAGCCGGTAGTGGACATGGCAGTCAATAAGGGAATTTCCCTGACCGACGCATATCTCCGCTACCAACACGCCAATGCCAGGAAGGCATCGGCTGCCAAAGCGGCACAAGAAGCAGCGTCAAAAGCATCCCCTGGTCCCCAGGCCGCAGGGTCGGGAGAAACCGCAAACCCCACAATCGAGGCGATGATGGCGGGGGTTTGGAAATAAAGAAAGGATGACAACAGAAGATGGCACTCAATACTCTTGATTTTAACTCTAAACTGTCCGGGGAGCTGGATAAAGTTCTGATACAGAAAGCGGAAACAAGCTTCCTGGCCGATAACGCCATGAGAGCGAAATTTGTAGGCACGCGGAACGTGCTGATTCCTGACCTGGATATGCAAGGTCTGGGTGATTACGACAGAGACGACGGTTTCAACAAGGGCTCTATTACTGTGGATCAGAAATCCTATACCCTGACCATGGACCGGGGCCGTTCCTTCCAGCTTGACCGCGAGGACGAGGACGAAACCGGCGTGGCGAATCTGGCCGGGCAGATCCTTAGCGAGTTCGTTCGGACGAAGGTTGCCCCTGAGATGGACGCCTATGTTCTGTCTAAGCTGGCTACCACTGCCATCACCAATACTCATACCGTGACGGACAGCTCTCCGTCCACAAAGATTTATTCCTTGTTCCTGAAAGCTCTCAACGGAGCGCAGGATGCCGCCGGATACACCGAGGATTTCGTTTGCTTTGTCGATCCCACAGTGTGGGGGTACATGATGTCCACTACGGAGATCACACGGCAGATCAACGTCAGCAATTTCAAGAAAGGCGGCATGGATTTCCAGGTAAAATCGATCAACGGTACGCCCATCATCCCCGTGGCGGCGAATCGAATGAAAACGGCGTTCACCTTCTACGACGGCAAGACCGCATCTGACGGCGCGTCCTCGAATCCGACCCCGGATCAGCGCCCCGGCGGTTTTGCTCCCGCTTCCGGAGCGAACAACATTGGGCTGCTCGTTTTGCCGAAGAAGGCGGCCATGCTGGTCAAGAAATCCGAGCGTATGCGCACGTTTGAGCCTAACACCAACCAGAGCGCGGACGCTTATCTGTTCCAGTATCGGCTTTATTACGACCTGTTTGTTCGCAATTCCTACAAGGACACGATCTTCGTGTACAAATACTGATTCAACAGCCGCCGGGGGAACTCGGCGGCTTCTATATGCTCCCGAAGGCGCATGAGCCGGATGGGGGAACGGAGGAATGGACATGGACCGCAAACCGTGGGAACCGGAACAGGTTTTTGGCGAGTATGAATCCGGGAGAAATTTTAAGGCTGGATTGGGCAGGCGCGGCCTGTATGAACAAGGGAAGATCAACGAGCGCTTCTATGTGGGCGATCAATGGCACGGGGCCCAGTGCGGAAACGAGCGCCCCCTGGTGCGCCATAACGTCATCAAGCGGATAGGCGATTACAAAATGGCGGTCATCAGCTCCAATCCCGTGACGGTCAACTATTCGGTGGAGGGTGTGCCCAACACCGTGGCGATCCGCGACCGGGCACGGGAGGAACGGGACCGGTATGCCGGTGAGCAGAGGACGCCCATGGACGCGATGGGTTTGCCGCCGGAGGAAGAGACTGCCGTGACCATGTCTTCCCTTACTGACTATTTCAAAACCACGGCGGAAAGGGTCAAGCTGGACGACCTGAAGGAGCAGGCGCTTCGCAACGCCTATATTTCAGGTTCCGGTGTGCTGTATACCTATTGGGACGACCGGATCCAGACCGGGCTATACGCGGACGAAAGCGGCACTACGCCCATTACGGGCGACATCGCCTGTGAAGTGCTGGACATCGAAAATGTGTATTTCGGGGACCCGAACCTATACGAGCTTCAGGAGCAGCCGTATATCTTGATTGCCCAGCGGAAAAGCGTGAAGGAGCTCCGCCGTGAGGCAAGGCGCAACGGGAGGCCGGTATCCGATATCGAGGCCATCAAACCAGACCGGGATACCGGACATATGGCGGGGGACCGCTCGGACGACGAGCCGGAGGAAACCCGGAAGGCCACGGTGATAACAAAGTTTTGGAAGGAATGGGACAAGGACGGCGCCTGCCGTATCCTGGCGGCTGTGGTGGTTAAGGGCGCGACAATCCGCGCGAAATGGGACACCAAACTCCGTCTGTACCCGCTGTCGGTATTCCGTTGGGAGCGGCGGCGGAATTGTGCCTATGGGGAGAGTGAGATCACCTATCTCATCCCGAACCAGATTGCGATCAACCGCATGATTACGGCCAGTGTGTGGGCGGTCCTGACGTTAGGTATGCCGATTACCCTAGTCAACAAAAACATGATCCCGTATGCCACTGTCACAAACGATCCGGGACAGATTCTGGAAGTGGAAAACATCGGGACGGGCGAAAGCATCGGGAACGCCCTTGGATATGTCAACCCGCCAAACTTTTCCCCGGCGTTTGACAACAACATCACCTCCCTGATATCCAACACCCTGTCTCAGTCAGGGGCCAACGACGCGGCGCTGGGGGATGTCAGGCCGGACAACACGTCGGCGATCGTCGCCGTCCGGGAAGCCGCCACTATGCCGATGCAATCGGTGCAAAACCGGTTTTATTCCTTTATCGAGGATGTGGCGCGGGTATGGGCGGACATGTGGGTGTCGATGTACGGAAAGCGGCAGCTCAAAATCGAGGATGAAAACGGAATATGGTATCTTCCTTTTGACGGCCAAAAATACCGTGATTTGCTCATATCCACTAAGATTGATGTGGGAGCGTCCACGATGTGGAGCGAGATACAGAGCGTCAAGACGCTGGATAACCTGCTGGCATCCCAGATTATCACGCCGAGGCAATACCTGGAACGGCTGCCAAAGGGTTCGGTGCCGAACCTGAGTGGGCTGATCCGGGAGATGCAGGAGGCAGAGCGAGCGGCGGAACTCGCGGCGCAACAGGGCTCCATGGGACAAGGTTCCATAGGGCAGGGAGGCGTGGATGCGCAGTCGGTGATTGACGGGCTTTCACCGGAATACCGCGCGGTGTTCGACGCCGCTTCGCCGGAAGAACAGGCGGCCTTGCTGGCTCAGATAGGGGTGACGGCATGAAAACGGGAATGGACATCCTGAGACGGGCCATGAATCTGCTGGGGTATACCAATGCGTCCGGTGAGATTGACGCCGGGCTGTCGGCGGAGCTGTATCGGCGGGGCTTGGAAACCGTCAATCAGATCTACGCGGAGGTCTGGCCGCTTGAAAAAAGCGGGGAATTTCAACCCTTGACATCGATAGGGCAGGAGATCCCCTTATCCACGGATGCCGTGGAGACGGTGATGCCGTATGGGGTGGCGATGATGCTCGCCCAAGCCGACGGGGATGGGGCCAATCAGCAGTTTTACGCGGCCTTGTATCAGCAAAAACGCAATTATGTGCATCGCCCGGCAAAGCGCAGGGGCGATGTGCTGCCGGTAGTATGGGAGGACTGACATGAGGATCCCGAAAATGCCGAAAAGCAATCAATACCGTGTGTCTGTCCCGGCCCTGAACGGGGGTGTGAACCTGAACGATGCGCCGAACCTGGTGGAGGACAACCAGCTCACCGCCGTTTTGAATATGTGGTGGAAGGATCAGGCGTTGCGGACCAGGGCGGGGCTTGCGACCACCGTGGAGCGTTCGTTCCATATTCAGACGTCCGGCATTGGCGATTCCCTTTCTTGCCAGGTGCATCCGCCGGTGAGGGTGTACCGGGATGGAAAACCGGAGGATTATGTGTGCTGTTATTGTGAGTTCGAAATGAGCCGGTCTAATAACGCATACCATTTTTACAAATTCGATGAAAGCGGGAAAGCCACGCATGTATCCGCCCTGTATTTTTATGAGGAGCTCATTCCAGGCGACGGCGACCCATATCCCACCGGCATGTTCATGTTTGCCGCAAACCCCACGGAGGACGGTATCGGTCTTTACGCAGTCTTCAACAGCGGCGACATATACAGCATGAATAAGAATTTTGAGCTTCAAAAAATCGAAAAGTCCGCATTCTATGCCCCGCTAGTGGTGGTAAATGCAAAAGGATATGACCTATCTTTTGTTGGGACGCTGACCTGCGGAGGAACCTTTTTTGAGGGGTATAACCTGTTAACTGGTGCGTTTCGTACGGCATTTACGACAGACGGGGGTGCTGTACGTTTCAAGCTTCCAACAGAAGACCTGACGCAGAACAGTCAGGAGCCTGAACGAATCGAATATACGGATTCTGGTGGCAACGTTGTTGTATGGAGCGGATTCAGCGGAAGCACGATATATAGAGAGGCCACTGCAACGGTGGAAGGGGAACAAGTGACTGCCCGGATATATTACGGGTCCGGGTTGGTTGATTTTTATAAATCGGATGGTGGGGCGGCTTATGCCCTTCCGGCCACAAGTGTAAATAACCTTATCGTCACGGCCTGGAAAACGGATCCGGAGGCCACCAAAAAGATATCGAATATGCAGTTTGCCACTTGGTTCGGCGGGGACCGGTCCGGCATAAACGGGGGGACCCGCTTGTTTGCGTCCGGGAACCCGGATCATCCGAACCTGGTGCATTGGAGCGATATCAACAACCCCTTGTATTTCCCAGAAAACAACTACGCCTATATTGGGGAATCCTCCCAAAAGGTGACGGGGTTCGGAAAGCAGACGGACATTCTGGTGATTTTCAAGGAACACGAGATTTACAGCGCGGAGTATGTATCTGGAAACACCTACACGGCGCAGGATGTGATCGACGGCAAGGTGGTGGACGTGACCGCCAACGCCGCCATTTTTCCCATTACCCCCATTAATTCCGGGATCGGCTGTGACTGCCCAAACACGATTCAGCTTTGCAACAACCGTCTAATCTGGGCAACCTCCGACGGGGCAGTATACGGCCTGATGGCGGCAAACCAGGCGAGCGAGCGGAATGTGCGCAAGCTGTCTGCTATGATCGAAAGCCGTCTGAAGGCGGAAGACCGGTATTTGTTAAAAAGCGCCCTCTCCTGTGATGTAGACGGGCATTACATGCTGTTTGTCTGGAACCGGGTCTATCTACTGGATTATATGGACGGTGTGTTTCAGTATTACGTAACCTACTCCGACGAACGGAAGGCGCAGCGGAACATGTCTTGGTACTGCTGGGAATTCCCGGAGGAGTGTATGCCAGCGGCCGTTATGCCGAAGGGGGACCGACTGTCCGCTTTCTGTATCCGAAATTATCCGTATACAGATAGTTCCGGAATGCCGAAAAAAGCTTTGTTTGGCGCCGCCTATCTTCTGGACGGGGAGAGGGATTGTGTCTTTCACCCGAGCGGACCGGCGTTTGAAACGGGAGAGTTTGATATATCAGTGGAAGAACGGGAAATCCAATCGTGTTTTCAGACAAAGGTGTTTGATTTCGGGTCTCAGGAACGGAAAAAGAAGATTCACCGGCTTCATATGAACATGGCCGACACGTCTAACGCCCGTATCACGGTATCCTACGTCACCGAAAAAGGGACGATGGATGATGTGTATGAACTGTCCATGTCCGGCACTGGGGCAATGGTGGGGCGTATGCTCACACCCGGAGTGTCAAGGGTATGCCGGTTCGGCGTCCTGGTGAGCAGCGCCGGGGAGATCGGCGTGGACGGCCTGGTCATCCGGTATGAGATCGGCGGGGAGGCAATCTAAATGGCCAATTCGGCGCAAGAGTATATCGACAAGTTATACAATCAGTCACAGGGGGTGGCCGGACAGCTTCACGAGCAGCGGAAGAAATCGGATGACGAGGTCATCCAGCAGATAAACGCCGCCATTGATCGCGCTACCGCGTCTTCCACAAACCCATACAAAACCCAGATGGAGCAGCTTCCGTCTCAGTATCAATCGCTGTTTGACGCAAACGCCGTGCAGGAGCTGGTGGGGCGGCGGCAGGTGCAGGAGGCGATGGCCAACATGGGGTTGACTGATTCCGGGCTCAACCGGACGCAGCAAACCGCTCTTTCGGTGCAGCGCGGGAACGCGGACGCTAGCGTCCGGCTGGCACAGCAGCAAAAGACCCAGGAGCTCCAGGACAAGATATCCCAGCTCGTGGAGAACGCGGCGGCACAAAAACAGCAGCAGGAGGCGTCTATCCGCGCGAACACCTCCGACTGGTACAATACCCTGCTGTCGAATTTCTACAGTACGGCCCAGCAGCAGGGAACCAGCTTGTACAACGCAGAGCAGGAACGGGCGGCCGCCGCGGCCGAGGCGGAAAGACAAAGGCAAGCGGAGGCTGAGGCGTCGAAAGAAGCTCTTAGAAAAGAAATGCTATCGATCGTGCAGAAAAAGGCATCCGACTATCCAACTCCCGAAGAAGCCAAAAGCTACCTAGAAAATATGGTCAATAACGGGTATATATCGCCTGACGATGCGGTCTATATCTATCAAGTACAGGTTGGCGGGGATTTGGCCGGTTCATCTCAAAACGGATATGTGCCCGTTACCCGGGATGAGCTTCTTGAAAAGATCGGGAGAGACAAATCCGTCCTCACTGAAGCACAGTTCAACCAGGAAAAGGCCTTTGGGAAAGGCGGAAAGTACAGTTTGACGCTCGGCAGCAAGAATTATTATGAGTATTTAGCCAAGGTGTACGACATGTATATGGGTTAGGAGCGGGGAATATGGGATTTTCTCTTGACGATTACATCCGCGAGAAATCCGGCGGAAGCGTCCGGCAGGCCAACAGCATCGGAGCCACAGGCAAAGGCGGGTTTTCCCTGGACCGGTATATAGAAGGGATGCGGAGCCCGGCGCCTGATCTCAATACCTGGTTTCAGGATTCCTCTTCCACATTGGATTCCATTGCGAAGCAGGCGGAAGGCTGGAAAAACACCTATATAACTCCATCGGAAATCGATACGAGCGTCAACCAGTCCACCAAGAGCATCAACGACATCATACGCACGGGGCTCGGCCTGCACAAGCGGTTTTCCGAGAACAAGAGCGTTTATGACGCCATTTACGGAGAGGGTTCGTCGGACGACACAATTGAAAATATCAACGGGGTTATACAGCAACTGGAAAAAATGAGGCTTGGGTTATCCCAGGAAAGGGATTTCAGGAATAGCCTGGAGGGCGAAAAGGCGTTTCAGGATTATCTGATTGCCAGTGGGGACGAGGCGGCGGCGAAATCCGTCATGTCCGGGCTGGAAAAGTCCAAGGCTGAAAACGAGAAAAAGCTGGCGGAGCTCCGGGCACAGTTGGAAAAGACCGGAGATAAGTGGTACACGAAAACTCTTAGTTCCCTGTTGTCCGACAGAAAACCGATACAAGATCAGATCAAGGAGTTGGAGGCGCGGCAAAAAGAGCTTCAAGACCAGTACAGCCGGTACTATTATACAACGGAAAACCGAGATAAGCTGAAAGCCATAGAAAGCGATCCGGAATCCGGCGCGTTGTATGATGCGGCCAATGTGCTGCGTTCCGACATGGAAAAGGTTTCCGCAGTCGGGGATGAGGCCCTGTATCACAAGGGCGATCCGGAAGTCTCAGCATACAAGGAATATCTGAAAGATAAATACGGTCTGACGGAAGACGCAATACAGAATTACGTCAGCGGCGGGAGCGGGGACAGGGATTCCAAAAATGGATACGGGAACCTTTGGCAGCTTTATGAAGAACTGGAAAAACAGTTGACGGATACCAAGGGTCGCCTTGCCGAAAACGGATATGATTATGACCGGATGACCGGATATGAACAGAGTCTGGTGGATGCGGAAGAGTACCGGAAAAAGCAGAAAGAGTGGGAGCAGTACGCCACCAAGCACCCGATTGCGTCGTCTATTTCATCGGTTATTATGTCTCCTTTTCAAGGGTTGGACTATCTGCGCCTTGGAATTGAGAATGTTGGCAAAAACAATGTGAACGATCCTGAGAATTATGTGCCTTTAAATGTCTACGACATGGACGCCACAAATTATGTGAGCGCGATCCGTGGCACAGTATCCAAAAATATCGAGAAAAACACGGATTGGAACCTGTTTGGTCAAAACGTGGCGTCTTTCCTGTATCAGACCGGAATGAGCGTAGCGGACAGCGCGGCCCAAATAGCGGCTTTCGGAAATGGCGCGGTATTCCTCATGGGGGCATCCGCTGCGTCAAATCAGGCAAAAAACGTCATTGAACGCGGCGGCAGCAACAGCCAGGCGTTTTGGGGAGGGTTGGCGGCCGGAGCGGCGGAAGCCTTGTTTGAAAAAATCAGTGTTGACAGTTTGCTCAAGCCTAAATCCATCACAGGCTGGAAATCGCTGCTGAAGGAAACGGTCAAACAGGCGGGCGTGGAAGCATCGGAAGAGATGCTCACCGAAATTGCCAACATCCTATCCGATTCAGCCATTATGGGAGAAAGTTCGGACTTTTCCGTTTCCGTCAAGGCGTATCAAGAACAAGGCTTGAGTGAATCGGAGGCGAAGAAGAAAGCGTTTCTCGAATGTATCGGCCAAGTGGCGTGGGCAGGTGCCGGAGGCGCTTTGTCCGGCGGAATTATGGGCGGGGCTGCGGGTTCGCTCAACATAGCCAATCAGGGCGTCAATAACCGAAACGTCGGAAACCAAGTCATGCGCTCCGGGTTGACCGACGAAACCATTGACGACGGTCTGAGACTGGATACGGATGATCCGCTGTACAAGCTGGCGGAAAAATTGGCTGAAAGGCAGAACCAGGGCAAGCCGCTCTCCCCAAAAAAGGTCGGGCAACTGGAAACCGGACTGGAAGCCAAAACCCTCGACAGGCTTGAATCCCTGCGCGGCCAGATGGCCCGAACATTGAGCGGGGACACGCAAAACGGCGACGAAACGGTGCCGCTCGGCACGGTGTATACCAAATCCAAAACCGCCCAAAATGGGCCTTCAAACGCCCAAGACGGCCATTCGGCAAACGCGGATGTTCAAACTAACGTTCCATACACAGTCAATGTGGAGGCGGCAAAGCCCCTGGACGCGCAAGCAAGGATGGGCAACTCAGCCGTTACGGTGCAAGGGGTTGAATCCGTCCAGGACGGGGACGTGACCGTCGCCCTGTCGGATGGAACTAAAGTTCCTCTTTACGACGTGGAAATCGCCGACCCGCAGATTCGGCAGTTATACGACACGGCGGCGAAGTATGACACGAACACGGCAAAGGCGTTTGTTTCCGGCTTCGACGGGTCGCTGCCGATCTCGACCTATCAATCGGCGTTCGACTACTTCGTGACGCAGGCGAAACACGGGGTTTCGATGGACGAGGCCATGCAACACGCGGGGCTGGCGGGACAGATGATGTCCCCCGTATCCAGGCAGACCGCCTATTTCGCAGGGGAAAACTTGCAATCCTCCGGTTCCCGTGGTAACATGGGGGCGGAGAATGTAGCTACGGGAGGTGCGGATAATGAAAACAGCCATAGAGGATACCACCGCGTCAGAGCTGATCAAGGCCTGTCACGTGACCAAGCCCCTGACCGATCCGGAGGCGATTCAAGGGACCGAGGAATATCAGAACTGGGAGAAGCTGAAAGCGGAAATCCGGGCAAGGGAGAAAGCGTTTTACGACGCACGCAGAGTCCCAAAAGAGCTGTTGGGCAAGATCAAGGTGTTCCTAGAGAATTTCTGGGAAAACCTTTGGGAAGAGGAAAGTCTGACCGAACAGGAAGAACAAATCCTCAAGGAAATAGAGCACCAGTTAATGGAAGAGTGGAAGAACAAGCCGGAAAACAAGGAGCGGCACGAAAAAATGCTGCAAGAATTGAAAGAACGGCAATTGAGACTCCGGGCGGAAAGGCAGAGTTCGAAGCTGTCCGAAAAGATGCCCTAACAGAAAAGCAGCGAAAGGAAACAGCAATCGCCAGCGAATATGGACGTGGTCTGTATCACGTTCCAAAAGGGTCCCTTATGACTTTGGATGGTAAACAAAGGATAATGAAAGCTATCGCTTTTGTTGCTCCAGGAACACACACCATATTTTGCAGGGATGGTACAAATAAGGATTTCATTCATCATGAGTTGTTTCATGATTTTTTGTCGGATCAGCGTCCGATGGAAAAACGATTAATGAATGATGTGCTGACTGAAGTAAACCTCCAAAGCGCCGCCTATGATTTTTATAGGACATCTTGTGAATCGGTTTATGATAGTATTTCTATAGATGATATTATTGAAGAAATCACCTGTGACCTGTGTGAATACGCGATGTCCGGCTCGGAGACGATGTACAACCGCCTGAACGGCCTGTTTGAAGGGGACACCCTGGAAACACTGGCGGAACAGGCAAGGGAGGTATTCGAAGCCAACCGGGAGGCGACGCAGAGCGGGGAAAAATCGGTAAAGCCAGAAATGCGGTTTTACATGGAGGATACGGCCGAGGAGGTCAAAGACCTCATCGCTGTCCACAACCTGTCTGCGGATAAGCTGGAAAGCGCGTTCGGTCTAGGCGGGTTCCCGATGCCCAGTATCGCGGTGACAAAGGCGGATATGGGGCATGAAAAATTCGGAGACATCAGCCTAATCTTCGACAAGGAAACCATCAACCCGGCAGACCGTCGGAACAAGGTGTATAGCGGGGACGCCTGGACACCTTCATTCCCCACGGTGGAGTACAAGATCAGCGATAAGAAGGTGTCGAATATCCGGCGCAGGATTGATAAACTGGTCGATTCGGATATTCAGAGAGAGTTTCGGCTTGCTCTGGACCCGGACAACATGGACGACATGGTGAACCGCCGTGGCGGTGATGCTGTGGAAGCGTACCAGGGAAACGATGCGCTGAGGCTGGCATTTCTACGGGATGAGGGGATTGCATTCGAGGCGTCTACTAATCCAAAGACATACAGCCACGACGCGGAGGCCATTGAACTCCTGATCGAACAAGTGCCGGACGCGGTAGATGCTATGGAGAATTACGCCGGATATGATGAGATCATGCAGTACGAGCCAAAGGTCCGGGGGGTCCTAAACTCATACTACCAATCCAAAATAGGAGAATCCATTTTCGACAAAGAGCTGGGATTCCGAGAGCTGGACGCCGCACTGCGGGATGCTGTCAATATCCGGAAAGAGGGTGTGCCGGAGGTCGTTGACCGTTACGACACACGGGACGGGCTGAACGAACTGTTTGAAGAGCATCCGGAGTACGAGGCCAAATACCGGGACTGGTTGGAAAACCTGTTTGACGGAGTGGTGGAGAAAAAGGGAATCCGGAACAGCAAAGACCTGTTTACCCCGTCCGGAAACCGGAGGAGCTTTGAAGCCCTGCACGATGAATACACCCTGGACAATATCGTGAAATCCATGAAAGGCGACGCTGAAAAAGGCGGCGCCTTATTTCATTCCGCCAGTACGGTGGCGGCGGCGTCCACGCGGGAGTATGGGTCTATATCCGAGATCAATCAGGATAAGGGACGGTTGTCCCGGATGACAGAGGATGAGCAGGAGGCGGTAAAGAAGGGGTTTGAGGACCGATTGTCGGATATCGTGTCCCGTATGACGTCGGAGATCAAAGGAGGGAATATCTTTTCCCATATCTCGAACGCCACGGAAGCGATCACCGAAGCACTAGCGAAAAGAAAGACCGCGTCCGGGATCAAGAAGGATTTGAAAAGCTGGGGGCAGTTCACGGTCACGGACGAGATCGTCTCGGATATCCTGTCCCTGTCTGAAGATATGGCAAACGCCCCGACAACGTATTTCGAGGCCAAGCCTCAACGTGCCGTTGGGTTCGAAGAGGTCAAAGCGGCCGTGGTGCCGGACACGCTGAACGAGGATCTGAAAACCCAGCTTGAAGCGGCGGGGATCAAGACGGTGGAGTACAAGGCCGGGGACGATGCCGACCGGGTGCGGGCACTGAACGAGGCGCCGGAGCTGCGGTTTTTTCTAGAGGACATATCCCCCGTGGATGTAGACCTACTGACGGAAGAAAACCAGGCGCTCCGGGAACAGGTGGAGACCCTGCGCGGGGAGTTCCAACTGACAAAGGGGCACAAGGTAAAACCCGCCAGCATCGGGAAACTGGCCGATACCATCCTGAAGGAAACCAGCAGTTCCTACGACAAGGGAACCCTGGTGAAAAACCTGGACGCCCTGTTTTCGTATATTGCCAACGATCCGGACGCCAATTTTGACGAGGCCATGGACGTATCGGTAGAAATTGCGAACAGCGTCCTGCGGGAATCCTCCGCCCTGGATTCTACGTTGTACGAGAAGTACCGGGACATGCGGGAATATTTCCGCAAGACGGCCATATCCCTGGATGAGGATATCCGGGCGGGGATGGATTACGAGCGGTTCCGGAAGGAACATTTCGGCGGGTTCCGTCTGACGAACGACGGCACGAGCCTCGATAGCCTGTGGCCGGAGATCAGCGGGCGTTGGCCGGAGTTCTTTTCCCCCGACACCCCCATCCAGGACCAGCCCCAGGTGGTGGCGGATGCGCTGCGGACGGTAAGGCCGTCGTATGTCAACCCCTATGGGATGGACGCGACGGAGGCCGCCTATGACCTGGCCATGCGGGTGTATGAGGAATACTTCAACCTTCCGGAAATCCACACCTTCGCGGACAAGAAAAAGGCTGAGCTCACCCAGCTCCGGGCCAAGTACGAAAACCGCATTCAGGCGATCCGGAAAGGGTACAAGGCCAAGGAACAGGCACTTGTCCAGGAGCAGCGCCAAAAACGGAAGGATTTGAAGGATGAAAACCGTCTGCGCCTGGCGGCACAGATGGAAAAGGTGCGTGAGCAGCGGAAGGCTGCCGCCGATAAGAGGCGGGAAAGCGCCCTGGTGCGCCGGTATAAGCCCCGGATCATCCGTGACACGATGGAGCTTGGGAGATGGCTGACCCATCCCACCGACAAGAAGCATGTGCCGGAGCCGTTCCGGAAAGCTGTGGCGGAGTTCGTAAACACCATCGATTTTAGTTCCGACCGGCTGAACAGCAAAGGCAAGCCCACCATGCGGACCATGGCGATGCAAAAGCTGTTTAATCAGATGAATACCATCCTGAAAAGCGAAAGCGGGACCTTTGAAGAGGCGCAGGCGATATTTGACGGCGCTGACCCCGACCTGATCCCGAACATGGCCGACCTCATCCAAAACGCCGAACGGGTGCGGATCGAGGACATGACCGGGACGCAGCTCGGGGAGCTGGCTCATGTGGTGGCGGCGCTGAAAAGTATGCTGACGAACGCGAACACCCTGATCTCCGGGGAACGGACACGCGCGGCGGAACAGGTGGCTAAGGGTATCCACATGGACCTGATGGGTCAAGAAGCCAAGGAGTATACCGGCCTGCTCGGCCTCGGGAAACGGCTGGTAAACTACGATATGATGGACGCGCCGAGCTACTTCGAGGAGCTGGGCGAGACGGCATACCGGGAGATATACAAGCCTCTGCGCAGGGGATTCGACCGGAAAATCCAGAACACGACGGAGGCTGTCGCGTACATGCAGCGGCTGCTGAAGGGGATCGACACCGATACCTGGAGCGGCCCGAAGGCGGAAAAGCATACCTTCAAGGTTAGGGGTGGGACCGTATCCCTGACCACGGCGCAGATCATGAGCCTGTATGAGCTGTCGAAGCGTGACCAGGCGCGAGGGCATATCCTGGGCGGCGGTCACCGCCCATCGGATACCGTGAAGAAGATGCGGATCGACAAAACGTTCCGGCCGGTGACATTGACGGCGCAGGACCTTAAGGAAATCGTCGGGACGCTGACGCCGGAACAGCGGGCGGTGGCGGACGGGATCGCAGATTTCTTCAAGGTGACGGCCGAGTGGGGCAACGAAGTCTCCATGAAGCTGTATGGATACCGGAAATTCACCGAGCAAAACTATTTCCCCATTGTGTCCGACAAGAACTACCTCACCACCATGCAAGGGGACCTCAAACGGCCTGATGCCGTGCTCAAAAATCTGGGTATGACCAAATCCACCGTGGCCGGTGCCAACAACCCAATCATGGTGGAGGATATCTTCGACGTGTTCACCCGTCAGGCGGACCAGATGGGGAGCTACAACGCTTTTGTGGTGCCGTTGTCGGATTTGAGCAAGGTGTTCAACTTTAAGGCGTCGGAACCAGGAGGCGAGGTACAAGGGAGCATCAAGGAAAGCCTGGAACGGGCGCTGGGGCATGACGCGGTAGCCTACTGGAACAAGCTGGTGGAGGATATCAACGGCGTGTCGAAGCAAACCCCTCCTACTATCGGCGACAAGCTGCTGTCAAACATGAAGGCGGCCGCAGTCGGGGCAAACCTCCGGGTCATCATTCAGCAACCTACGGCATATCTGCGGGCGGCAGCGCTGATAGACCCGAAGTATCTGGCGAAGGGGCTGGCTACGAAGTCGGATATCGACGAGATGAACGAGTATGCCCCCATTGCCTACTGGAAGGACCTCGGGTTTTTCGAGATGGACACGGCCCGTGGGATGAAGGATATCCTGATGGGTAAGAAAGGGCTGCGGGATATCGCCATGAAGCCGGCCGGATGGGCGGACACCAAGACCTGGGGAAAGCTCTGGAACGCGGTGAAAGCGGAAATCCGGGATACAACCGATTTTAAGCCAGGGACGGTGGAGTTCCTGGAAGCGGCCGGGGAGCGGTTTTCGGAGATCATCGACCGGACACAGGTGGTGGATTCGGTTCTGCACCGGTCTCAAATGATGCGGAGCAAAAACTTCATCAACAAGACGGTCACATCGTTCATGAGCGAACCGACCAAAGCTTACAACATGCTGCGGTCGGCAGTGCGGGACGTGCAGAAAAACGGATGGAAGAAAGGCCGGGGGCGGCTGGTTCGGGTAACTGTCGCCCACACGGCAACGAGTATTTTGACGGCGTTATTGGCGGCCCTGGTAGACGCCGTTCGGGATGATGACGAAGAAAAGAAGTGGTGGGAAAAGTACTTATCCGCTGTAGGCGAAAACACCCTGGACAACTTGAGCCCCCTGAACATGCTGCCATATCTCAAAGATGTGGCGTCCCTTCTGTCCGGGTATAACCTGACACGGCAGGAAATGGCGGGCCTAACGGATGTCGTGAACGCGGGGCGGGCCTGGATGTCCTATTTCCAAGGGGATTCGAAGTATTCGGTTGCGTGGCTGATAAAAAACAGCGCGGCGAGCATCAGCAAACTCACGGGGATCCCGGTGGCGGCGGCTACACGGGATCTGGAAGCGCTGGTCGGTGGAAGCATCCGCACACTGGGAGATTTCGGGGTCCCGACGGCACGGCTCGAATATATCCTCGACACCTTCTATTATCCCGTGAATTCTAAGAACGCCTCCCGATATGCGGGACGTGCCTATGACGCATACCGGGAAAACAACCCGAAGCTGGCGAAGGATATCCTAGAGGCGATGGAAAAAGGCGGAATCAGCGAGGAAAAAATCGTCTACTACATGCGCAAGAACCTCCGGGAACGGGACGACCGGATTGCCGAGGCCGGGCGGGCCAAGCTTGACGGGAATATGTCGGCGTATGCCCGGATCGTCGGTGAGCTACGGAACGATGGGTTTGACCGGGAGTGGGTGGTCGATGCTGTGGATGGATGGGTTTCCAAGCTCGAAAGCGCGGCAAAAGAGAAGGCGGACGGGAAAACCAAGGAGTTTAAAGAAAGCCTGGAGGAAATCACGGACGGCGGGGCGGATCAGGAATGGGCCGAAGATGCCGTGAACAGGTTAGCCGACAGTCAAAAGAAGAGACCGGCCAATGATGCAGACGATGAGGAAGAGTACGAGGGCCTGTTCGAGGGTTCGGATGTGGTGATGGCGCTCGAGGCCGGAAACACGAAAGAAGCCAAGGCCGTCATACAAGAGATGACGGACAACGGGAAAGAGGAATCCAGTATCCGGTCTGCCGTGACTAGGTATTACAAGCCGATCTACCAGGATTTGTACAAAAGGAAGGATGAGGCCGGTATGAGAAAGCTCCGGGAAACGCTGGTTGGCTTGGGGATTGGCTACAAATCCGGGGACTTCACACGATGGATTCAAGACATGGAGAAATAAAGGACGGCGGGGTGTAACAGCCCCGCCGTTTCCAATGAGGTGATGAAGATGAGTACACCCATCAGGACTGTAACCTTTTCGGCAACCCCGTCTGGGGTAACGCCGGACCAGCCGCAATTTGCGGGGGTGCAGGGGGACCACAACGCCACGTCCGTTGTGTTTGCGCTGGATGAGGCGTTGGTGAACGCGGCGTATCAATACCGGTTCGAGTTTGTGGACGGCGCGGGCGGGTACGATACCACGGACTTTGTGGCCCTGGAAAACAGCCAGGCATCGTGTTTGTTGCCGGGGAACTGGACAGGCGCCGGATCGACCGGAACCATCCGGCTCTGTGCGGTAATCCTTGGCGCGGACAACACGGAGGAACAGGTGGCGTACACCCTGTCCGGACGCCTCAAATTCGCGTCCAGGGATACGGGTACGCCGATGGAGACGGAGTATGAAAAGGGGCTGTCGGGGCTGATCGCGGACACGAAGGACGCGGCGGATGCGGCCAATCAAGCAGCGGCAGATGCGGAGACAGCGGCGGATGCGGCGCAGGCGGTGGCCGATACGGTACAGCAAAAGCTTGATAACGGGGAATTTGTCGGCCCACCGGGTCCGAAGGGAAACCCCGGAGACGACGGGGCCAAAGGAGAGGATGGGCAGGACGGCGGATGGTGGACGCCTTCCGTCGATTCGTCAACCGGGGAGTTGCAGTGGTTCCCGTCTAAAGCGGGAATGGGTCCGATGGTGCCTGATCCTGTTAATATTAAAGGACCCCCAGGCCCGCAGGGGGTTCAAGGTCAAAAGGGCGAGAAGGGCGAAAAAGGAGACCCAGGAGAGGATGGCGCGGTCGCTATCACCGAACTAAGCCCCGGCATGTTTGCCCTGAGCGTCAATGCGGAGGGGCATTTGATCCTGACGCACAACGATAATGAGCCAGCCCCGCCCTTGTCGATACAGGACGGGAAACTGATCTATACCATATCTTGAGGAGGAAGGACGAAGAATGGCACAGGTATTGGATTTGGGGAGCGTTATAGGCCCGCAGGGACCAAAAGGAGATACGGGAGATACCGGCCCGCAGGGGATTCAAGGCGAACAGGGGCCGAAAGGGGATACCGGTCCGGCGGGACCGGCCGGAACGGCCGGGGCGCAGGGCGCGAAGGGAGACAAAGGGGACAAGGGCGATCCCGGCCCTGTCCCGACATTTTCGATTGACGAGCGCGGCCATTTAATTGCGACATACGAATGAGGTGAGGGGAAATGGCGACGACAACTGTGGACTTAGGCAGCGTGATCGGTCCCCAGGGGCCGAAAGGGGATACCGGAGCGACTGGGGAGACCGGGCCTCAAGGCCCACAAGGCGTACAGGGTGTCCAGGGCGTCCAGGGAGGCACGGGCCCGCAGGGACCATCTGGTCCGAATGAGGTGACAACCGACACGGCGACGGATATCGTCGGCCTGCTCAAAGGTAACGGGGCCAATG